GTTATCAACGATGCTTTCAATCAAGTTTTTAAGTGTATTTTTAATTTCCTTACTTTTTATATCAAATTGATTTTCAGCGAATAGTGTTACTTCTAGGTTCATAAAGGATTTTTTATCTAACTTTATTCCCTTAGTTCTTATATCTAGATCAACAATGCTTTCTTTTTTAAATAAATTATTTAAGTTATGTTCTCTTATTGTATCTTTAATTTTCTTTCTACTCCTTAAAATTGTTTTATCGAAATCAGCCATTTCATCTGTTGGCATAACCCAGGAGTTTAATTTTACATACACGGTTTTTAAGTTTCTAAAATCTACGGTACCGTAACCAATTTTAATTTCTTCATATTCACCCAAGTGAATAAATTTACCAAATTTCATTTATATCTTCATATTATTATATTTTAATGGTGTTAAGTATAAAAATAAAGAAAATTTTTTAAAATTCCAAAATTTTGTATATATTTAAAATAAAGAGAAATCCTTTATGATTATTATTGATCTATCAAAAGAAAAAAGTATAGAAACCGCATTAAGAACTTATAAAAACAAAGTTCAAAAAACCAAACAAATCCAGCAGTTGAGGGATAGACAGGTTTATATTAAACCTTCAGTAAAGAAAAGGGACGAAAAACTAAAAGCGATCTATATTGAACAAAAAAGAAATGGACTTAATTAAGTCCATTTTTTAGTTCGTTTAATCTGAAGTAGTTGTACCTAGATGGTTTCATCTGATTTACCTCATCTTTTACTGTGTTTAATTTACTTAATAAATCATTATCGCTTGATTCATTTATAAGTGTGGAAACTTGATTTACAATAGATTCTTTTAATTCTACTGTTTTCTCTTCAATTTCACTATAAGGTATTGCTAGAATATTTTTTAATTCATTTTTTTCAGATTCAGACAGTGTGTTTGAATATAATGTGTTAAAGTTATTTGTTAAAATTGCATTTAATAAATTTTCATTAGGGACCAAAACAGATTCCTTAGATTCTAATATTTCCTTTTTGGTTGTCAAATGTTCAACCAATTTCCTTTTTGCTATAACTTTCTTTTCTATATTTGATAGAGTATCGTTCTCGGTTAGAGTGTCTAAGGATTCGTATAAATCATTTTGCTCTATTGAAACATCACCAATTGTTTTATTTAATGATTCGCAAAACACGTCTAAACTATTTTTACTTCCTTTTAACATTTGATGATTTAACATTGCGCTCAAACCCTCAACGTATAACTTTGCTGTCTCTTTATCTGAAATATGTTTATTCTCAATTTCTTCATAAAACAAATACATTTCTTTAAAATCTTTGTTTTCTTTTATAAGTTTAAGAATATTCTTCATATCTGATTTATTCTCAGATGTGTAAGATTCTGTAAGTTTCTTTAGTATTTTAGTTTTTAAAACCCCTACTTTATTGTTCATTTTTAATCGTTTAGTAAATTATTTAGTTTATTTTCTATTTCATAAATATTCTTTTGTGCCTTTTCCATGTTGAATAAATCATGATTATCTTCACTTTCTAATAATGAAAGTAATTTTCTTTTTTTATCTTTTTTGCCTTCACTCAATGGTTCGCTTCCGCCTGCGTCTGGTTCTGGGGCTGAAGAACCTCCGCCTCCGCCTAGTGGTGGCATACCCATACCTCCACCATCTTCTCCACCAGCATCAGCGGCTTCTTGTGCCTTTTCTCTTTCTTCTTCTGGTATACCATACTTAGAGTCAACCTCATCAAATATACCTGAACGTTTAATAATATTTTGAGTATTTGTTAATTCAAAGCCATCGCTCTTTCAAGACGTTGTTGTTGTAAATCAAGTAAAACCTCATTATCACTAAATCCAAGGATGTTCTTCTTAGCCCAAGTGTGTGACACTGGTAAGATACCAACCTGTGATTGATCTGACGTTGCATCCTTGTATAGTGTAACTTTTTCTTTCCAACTTTCAATTTTTAATAAATCTGATTGTGCAGAAGGGTTACTTAAACCTAACGAGAAATTATCTAACTCATCCTCTAGATCCAACATGTAAAGGTGGATCAATGCAATTTTATTAAGTTCTTGTATTAATGATTTTTGAATTCTATTGATTGTCCTAGCAAAACGGATATCCATTAATGCTAAATTCTTACCATCTCCAACAACTTCTTCAAAACCTAAGAACGCCTTAGGTATACGAAGTGCTGCTAATAATTTTTTCTGAATATATTCAATATCCGCAATCTCACCTAAGTTTTGTGCCCCAGCCAATGTTTCAATTGGGTTTGGAGTTGCTGGGTCACGAACAGGAATGAAATAATCTTGGTCAACAGCCATTTGATTATAACGCATATCTACCTGACCATTTCTAGCATCTACTGTTTGATCTCTTTTGAACTTGTTCGCAATACGTTGTACATACGGTTCGATATCTTTATCATCCATGTTACCTACGAATACTTTGAACACACGTCTTTCCGGTGCTCTCGATGTTCTATATATTAACATAGCATCTTCAGCAAGTAAAAGTTGTTTCCAAATTCTTCTGATCTTATCTAACATAGAAGTACCATAAGGTAATTTTCTATCGTCACCCATAATTCTAAAGTGAGCAATCTCCCACGCTTGGAATTCCAAATCTTTATTCTTCCATCTAAACCTAAGTTCTTTAGCGGGTAATTTTGCGTCCCTTTGTTGTGGACTAGCGTTTAATGCTCCTTCTAATCTTTCAATTTCAATATTTGGTAGTTGCTGACATCCAACAACACCTTTTCCATCTTCTGGATCAACTTTTAAGTACAAGAAGTTGTCACCATACTTACACATGTTTCTTGCCCACATTTGTAAGTTTGTGTTAATGTCTAATTTATTTTCAAATAAGTCAATTAATATATTTTTTACCCTTTTTGATTCAGAGTAAATTTCTAAAATATGACCTTTTTCTGAAACTGTTGTTGACTCTTCAGCATAAATGTCTAATGCTGCTGAAACCTCTGGAGTGAATTCCATCGATTCAAAGTCGTAGTACGCAGCAATTCTATTAGGTTCATAATAAACCGATTGATTGTATAATGAATTATCTAATTTAGTCCATTTATCAAAAAGATATTGACTTTGCTGACGTTGTAATTTTTCTTTTTCAAAAACAGCAGGATCGTCAGTCCTAAGAAGTTCTTCTTTTGAAAAATTAAAGGACGGTGGCTGAGGTACTTGACCTTGAAACCCGAATATTTTCGTTAACCTTTGAAATATTGTTAAATTTTGATCTGCCATATAGATATAAATACTTTTCCTTTGTTAATGTAAACAAATTTTACTGGATTATGAACCCTTTTTGCCACCAAATAACCACCCATATTCTTGATAAAGTTGTTTTGAAGGTTGCGTTTGCTGATTACCGTACTGTGATTGATCCATTTGCATTGATCCAACACCGTCAAACGATGTACCGTATGAATAAAATCCTTTACCTGAATCGTATGTTCTCTCTGCTAACATCCAAGAGTCAACCATTGCTTTTGCTTGGTTTTCGTTTCTTGTTAGTTGTGTAAAAGAGATATCTCCAGCATATAGTGCGATAGCCATACTCATAATAGCGTCATCATGAGCGCCTTTCATATGGTTTGGTTTACCATTTAGATAAACGAACGTATTCAATTCATTTAATAATCTATTGGATCTAACTATAAAATCATGTCTTAATTGTTCTTCAAAACATGCTACTATTTGTGTTCTTTTGTTGTTAAAATTAATTCCAGGGATTTTTTCCATTGCTTTAGCATTGTACTCCCAGATATTTTTTGTGTTAATACCGTCAATGAATAAATTTTTATAATTCATTTCTTGTAGTTTTCTGGATGTCGCAACCCCCATACCACCAGTTATATCCACAACAATAAATGCGTCATATAATACTCCCCATTTATATGCTATAGCCGCTAAATCATCAGGAGGTATTTTACCAATGTATTCCATAACCTGTTCTCTTGCATCAAAATCAATAATGTTTATTGATGAGAAATCCTCACTGTCCCCTCTACTAACGTCGACACCCATTATATACCTATGCCCTTGTTCTGGTTCTTTCCATAACCATAAAGTGCCTTGCATGTACTTTTCTTTAGGTTGTTTGATCATTGTTTTAGCAATTCTTTCCATTGTTTCAGAAGGAATAACACTATCACCAGAACCCAAGAAATCACATTCCAATTCCTGAGCAATCTTTCTTTTATCATATTTGAATTTTTTAGACATTGACTCAAACCAACTTGAATATGGTTGATAACCTTGGTCCATTAATTCTTGATATTTTAAAAGATCAAATTCTTTTAATACCACATCATCGTCATTATATTGTTCTCTATTCAACATGTAATGAACAATATCTGGAACTTTTATCCAAACTAAATCTTTTGTATAACGCGGATCTTTAAACCATCTTAAATCGGTAATATGAAAATCATTAATACCCCTTATTGCTTGGTCATAAACACCCCAATAAATTGGGTCATAACCATTTGGTGTTGAGATTAATATAATCTTACCGCCCGTTGACAATGATGCCATTGACGCAGCCCAAAAATCTTCACCCGCTTCAATGTACGCGGCCTCATCAAACACAAGTACTGTAGGTGTAAAACCACGAAGAGCATCCGCAGATGTCGCAACCGCTTTTACTTCAGAACCATTATTTAACCTAAATCTACTCTCGGAGTTTTTATCGGGAGAAAACCCAACATTTAACCATTCTGGCCACTGCTCTAAGAAATGTCTAACTTTATTAGCCATCTCAATTGCGGTATCACGTTTGTTTGCAATAATCAGAACTCTTTCAGGGTTATCTGGTTTTGCTAATTGTAATTTTTTTGACAACCATGCTGCAGTTACTGTGGTAACACCCGCTTGTCTATATTTTCTAGTAATATTTTCATTAAACGTTTCGTAATCTTTTAACAGTTGTATTTGATCAGGAAACAATTCTAATGGTACAAATTTCTTTTGGGTGTTATCAAACGTTTGTAGATATGTCCTAAGAGCATATGGCGTATCTTTTATAATACGAGCATATTCTTTTAATTGTTCAATTTTTTGACTCATATATATAAATATGAAAAAAGTGGTCTAAATTGACCACTTTTGTTATTTTAACTAGGTAAATCAATACCCATACTATTAAGCCAGTCGCCTAATTTATCATCGCTGTCTGGTGGGATATTGTTATCTTCTTTGTAATCGTCGTATTCTGATTTAAGATTCATTGCTTCTCTCATCACCTCTCTGAATCTAGTTTTAACTAAATTATTTTTTCTTTCATCATCTGTAACTATGTTACCAATAATTGTTAAAAATTCTTGAGCAGGTATTTGGTATAAAACCATTTCAAACCAAGGAGTTAGACCTTTATTTGATTCGTCAAACATTTCGTCTGGTAATAAAAATCTTAGTTTTTCAAATAACTCAGGACCAACTCTCAATTGCATTGGTTCATTACTTAAAACATCTGTTTTTCCTCTGATCTTTTGTGACATTTCAGGATCATTTGGTAAACCATGTCTTCCTGACGCTTCTTTAATTCCTTTAACAATTTCGTGACAAAGTATTGGGAAAAACAAACCTAAGGCAGTTATTTTAGTATCTGGTTTCGGTTCTCCGCTACCACCTTCATCACCACCACCTTCATCACCACCGCCATCTTCATCTGGATTACTTAATTTATTCATACCAGCAATACCTGACCCAGATTGACTCATAGCGTCAATTGCGTCATCCATAGTAAAATAGTTGAAATCAGTTATAGCCATGATCTTCTTATACATTGCATGTAAATTTGGATCTATTTGATCTAATCTTTCTTTAACCCATGGTTTATCATAAATGTGATGACCTTTTTTTGCAGCACCTTGTATTAATGCGTTTATGATATTTCTTTTGTGTTTTTCTAACTCTAATTGTTCATCAGGTGTTAGATCTTCAATATCAAAAGAAGGTATTTCTGGTTGCTCATTATTATCATCATCTTCTTGATCATCTTCTTGATCTTGATCTTCCTCATCATCGTCTGGTTGCATTCTAAACTCATTAGGATCAATCGGGGCTCTGATTAATTGGGCCTCAATTTCATACCATTCAGCAGGAACTTCAGTTTCATCTAATGATGCTTCGATAGCCAATTGTTGAATCTCTTCTTTATGGTTATCTTCGATTTGAATTACGCTAGGAACAAGATTCGACATCATTTCATTAAATAACATTCCTTGAACTTGTCTAGAACTTAAATCTTGAATATTTGTAACTTGTCTTAGATAATCAACCACTTTCTTAAATCTATTCCCGATAAGTTTTTCAACATCAGCAGCGCCTCTTTTCATTGCTGGATTTGTGGCGTATAAACTATTTGGATCAGCGGCTGCTCTTTCGGTAGACCTACCCATTCTTTCTGGGTAGTTACCGTAATCGATATCCTCCCTTAATTTATTTTTCTTCATTTATTTAGAAAGTAATTTATGTATTGATCCTATAACTTTAGATTTCGCTTCTTTAGGTGAAATCTTTTGTTTCGCTTTTGCTTTTGGTGCAGGATCAGGGTTATCGTTTGGTCTTTGTCCTGGGTGCTTTGGCCTTTCTCTAGGTTTAGTATCTGGCTCCGCAGGTAATGTTTCAATATCCGGTTCTTGTTTTTCTGGTTCTGGATTATTATATTCCATAAACTCAGCAACACCATTGTGTCCTTTTTTTGGTTTAGAAGCAGGCATTGGTATTGCCGCTGTTTTAATTTTACTCATAATTGCTTCCATCATATCGCCTTTAGTTGTTAAAGGATGATACGACTTTTCAACTAATGTGTCAACCCATTCGTTCAAATTTTTTAAATTCAAATCCATTTTTTCTTTTTGGTCAACCTTAGTTTTTTTATTTGCTGTAGATTTTTTTTCGCCTTTATCAGCAACTTTTGTTTTCTTCTTTCCGTTTAATATTTTAAAATCCTGGCCATCAATTTTTCCGTTATGATTTTTATCTAACTTCTTTTGATTTCCTTTTAATCCTTCTTTCTTTTCCATCACTTCCATATCGATCGCAGGATCTTTAGCCATCGCCTGCAGTTCTGGTTTTGCTTTTAAATTACTCGCTTTTACTTGCAATCTTTCAGAAAGCATTTTTAATTGTTTATCGCTGAAATTAACTAATGTTTTTTCAGACATACCTTCCTTAACTAATTGTTGAACTAGATCAATTCTTTTCATTTTATTTCAATTTGTATTTAATTTCTTCATTTATTAATCTTAATCCTTTTGATGCTAATTTCTGAGTAACACTGTCTAATTCTTCACCAAAATGAAAACAGACCCTTACAGGTCTTTCTTCTGCGTTTAGATCAAATGATTCCCAACCTAACGCAATAATCCCATCAACAGCATCGATGACACCAAAATAGTCAGAATTTTGAACTAAATCTAGTTTTAAGTCGGAATTTTTTAATAAACCAACTAAATCTATAAATTCTAATTCCGGTGGTATCGCCCGTCCTGATGATGGGATATGAAACCACTCTTCCATCAAAACACTAGGATCTTCGCCAAAAATAAACTCATATTGTCTCTGGCCTTTATAATCTTCTCCTAGTTCATTGATGTAAAGTAGATACATTATTATTCAAAGTATTTGCTTAATGTTGTTTTGATCGCTTCATTAATTTCAGTTAATTCTGGAGTAATGTCAAGATCGTCCTTTTTCTTTAGTGTTCTAACTTTAATAGGTTTATGTCTTTCAAAGTCAGGTTTATATCTCAAATCCACATTTGAATCACCGTGCTTACTCATATAAGAATCGTGATCATCAAAATCTTCTTCATCATAATCAGCGCCATCAAAATCACCATACGCGTCATCTTTATCGTTATACCATGTACCGTTCATTTTAGAACTTGTAGTTAATCTATTTGGCATATCATCACCACTAACTGATTTATATCTAGGAGCAACAGGTTCATCACCAGTTTCATTTTCTGGATCGAAGTAAAAATATTCGTCCATATCAGATTTGTCACCACTTAGGTCAAAATCGGTATTAATTAATTCTTCTAAACTACTCATTGTTTCGTCCATTTCACCTTCTGGTGCTGGAATCGGTTCTTCTTCTGCTTTAAACTCCTCTTCGTCACCGTAAGATGTTTCGTCACCAGGTTGACCTTCTTCTGGTTCAAACTTGTCAACAATTTCTTCTTTATCTTCTTCAGATAATTTTTCTAAATTAACAGCAGACAACAACATGTTAATAACGTATTTAACGTCGTCACTTTCCATGTCGTCTTGAACTTCTCTGATCGCTTGACCAAGTTTACCACTTAATCTCTGAACCTCTTTCATGTGTTCAGGACCACCTTCACCACCCATATCGCCACCCATATCGCCACCCATATCACCTTCTGGTGCTTCGTCACCAGTTTCTTCGGAATCCGAAGGCGGTAAAGCCGGTTCTTCTGCTCTTGCTGGCGCAGGAGCAGGTTCACCTGCTGACGGTGCTGGTGCACTATCAAAAGAAGGTGCTGGCATCGGGGCTTCAGTTTTAGGTTTATTTGTTTTTAAAACATAGTTTGTTGCTTCTTGCAATTCTTGAGATTTGATAAGTTCTAATCTCTTTAATGCTTCAGCATATGAATTAAATTTATTTTTATTTTTCATGAACATACCTCCGATATAATCAAGAGTAGATTCGGTTAACCCCTTCTTTACGTGGTATCCGTCTTTTTCTTTAACTATACCATAAACACCGTTCTTACCTTCCTTTACTAATTCTGGTTTGTTTGATGTTGTGGCGTTATTCTTACTTTCATTGTAGTATGTAAGTTCAAGTATTCTTTTTAATTTGTTGTCTCCTTGAAGTTTTTCACTACCTAGAGGTTTTAAATCTCCCATTTTTTTTAAATTATATATAAGGTTATTCTTATCCTATAAATACAAAAGAAAAGCAAAAAAATAGCGCTAACTATTGCTCTACGGATAATTTCTTGTCGATTGAATAGTTTTTTAGTTCCAACATCTTCCCGATATACCCGTTTCTTCTCAATAATTTGAAAACTAGGTTCTCGTAGGAGTACTCCCCACCGTCATCTAGACCACTTTGTCTGAATTTTTTAAGTTTCTTTCTTAGATTGTCTATTTCAACAGTTACGTCTTCACCGTTTTTATGTCTTTCTTCGTATTGGTCAATTAAATCGATAAAATCTTCTGCTTTTTCTTTAATTTTTCTTTCGTCAATATCCGAAGCCGACTCAATTTTTTTAGGTTCAACAACCCATTTATTGTTTAAAATGGAATAAACCCCTGATGACAAATGCTTCTCATCAACATCTTGAACATAAACTTCTACTTCATATCCTTTGATTTTAATGTCATGTGAACCATTCCACGCTTGTCTTTTTAAGTCGAAAAACTCTTTAACTATTGTGTGTAATTTTGGAGAATCTGATTGTTTGTCACCATCAACCTCATCTAAATCGATTAAAATGTGCAAATCAACATCCGAAAACTCGGACCAGTTATAATTTGCTAAAGATCCGGTTAATACTATGTCATGTACGAAGAAATCTATATCAATAAAATCTAAAAAGGCGTTAGAGACGTCGATTAGTTTGTCCCTAACACCTTTATTCATTTTGTAAGAATCGTCAGATTTTTCGAAAATATCAGAAGATAATTCGTCTTTCATTTGGAAAGATTTAACAATCTTATCATCCATTTCTGGGTTTGACTTTTCTATTAATTGTTCTATTAACGTCTTTTTAATCATTTAATTTTCGTATGTTGGTATGTACCCTTAATCTTTTGATTAAGAAACTTACCTTGAGAATCGCTCATACGAAATTTCGTAAAGAGTTCCCAGGGTATGTTTTGGTATTCATAAATACCACCATTATTGAAATTTACCGTTAAAACCGAGGTTTCGGTATTGTAAGACGCAGATTTAAGGTTAGTTGAACTAATAGAAACATTAATCACTTTTCCTTCAATACTTTCTGATACTATAGCCATAAAAATAGTTTATTAACCATAATATACATAAAAAAGTTGAAAAAAGGAAATTAATACACCGTAATCAATCTTTCAATTTGTTTTTTCTTACTCTTTGGTAACACTATTTCTAATATACCATTTTCAACCTTAGCAGTTATATTTTTTTCGTCGGAATCATCTGGGAGCGTGTAGTATTTTTTAAATGATTCCACAAAACTAAACTCTAGGTCTGATGAACGCTCGTATTGTATTGTTAGAATACCTTCTTTGGTTGATATTTTAACGTCATCCTTTTTTAAACCTGGAACAGCAATTAAAACTTTATATTCACTTTCTGTTGTTACTAATCTAGTTGAGTTGTTAGAACTAGTAGTAACTGTTTTAGGAATAAGTGAATCAAAAATCCTGTCGATTGAATTTCCGTAAATCATAATATATATTTTTTTATACATTTATCAAAAAATTTACCAAACAATTACTTTAGACAAGTTGACATGTTTTTTTTAATTAAAATGTCTTTTTGTCGTTATCTTTTTTTTATCGAAAAATTTAGTTATGTTTGTTAAAATATTAAAGCATGTCAGTAGATTTTTTTGAGGACGGTCCCAAAACAAACCCTAAGAACAAAAAAAACAATTCAACAACACCTATTCTTGATAACTTTTCAAGAGATTTAAACAAACTAGCGGAAGAAGGTAAAATAGACCCTATTGTTGGTAGAGATGTTGAGGTAAAAAGAATTGCACAAATTTTATCTAGGAAGAAAAAAAATAACGCGGTTATTGTTGGTGATGCTGGTGTTGGTAAATCGGCGCTTGTTGAGAAATTAGCATTAATGATTACAAAAGGAAATTGTCCAACAAACCTTTTAGATAAAAGATTGGTATCATTAGATTTAACATCTTTAGTTGCTGGCACAAAATATCGTGGCCAGTTTGAAGAAAGAGTAAAAGCAATATTACATGAATTGTCTGAGAACCCACAAGTAATTCTTTTTATTGACGAATTACATACAATGGTTGGTGCAGGAAACGCTTCCGGATCAATGGATGCCGCCAATATATTAAAACCAGCATTGGCTAGAGGTGAAATTCAATGTATTGGTGCAACGACTTTTGATGAGTTTAAAAAACACATTGAAAAAGACGGTGCATTAGTAAGAAGGTTTCAAAAAATAATTTTAAAGGAACCAACTGAAAACGAAACAATTGAAATATTAAAAAATTTAAAATCTTCATATGAAGATTATCACAGAGTATCATATGGTGAAAATGTTGTTGAAACTGTTGTTAAACTGGCTAGTAGATATATTACGGATAGACAATTCCCAGATAAAGCAATCGATATCTTAGATGAATTGGGTTCAGAAAAAAGAGTTATCACTAAAGTTCCTGAGGCAATTGAAAAATTAAAAAAAGACGTTGACAACATTCGTGATAAAAAACTAGAAGTAGTTAAAACACAAAATTACGAACAAGCGGCAAAACTTAGAGACGAAGAAAGGAAGGTGATGAAAAAACTGGACACCGAAAAAGAAAAGTGGGCCGAAAGTCAAAGGGATAATAGAATTCCTGTTATTGTTGATGATGTTTATGAAATGGTTACGTTTATGACAGGCGTACCAATATCTAAATTAGATGATAAAGAAACCCAAAACTTATTAAATTTAGAAACTAAATTATCTGAACGAGTAATTGGTCAAGAAGAAGCAATCGCAACAATATCAAAAGCAATCAGAAGAAATAGGGTGGGTATTAAAGATGGTCAAAAACCTATTGGTTCTTTCATATTTATGGGATCAACAGGTGTTGGTAAAACGTACCTTGCTAAAATATTGGCCGAATTGATATTTGGATCTGCGGATAAAGTTATTCGAATTGATATGAGTGAGTTCATGGAGAAGCATGCTGTTTCAAGATTAGTTGGTGCTCCTCCAGGTTATGTTGGTTATGATGAGGGCGGTCAATTAACTGAAAAAGTTAAGAATAATCCATTTTCGGTTATTTTATTTGACGAAATTGAAAAGGCACATAAAGACGTGTTCAATATCCTATTACAAATTTTAGATGAGGGACATGTTACTGATTCGTTTGGTAGAAAAGTAAATTTCACTAACACGTTAATTGTAATGACATCAAACGTTGGAGCCAAAAGAGTTTCTGAATTCGGTAATGGCGTTGGGTTCTCAACAAACTCAAGTGAAGAACAAAAGTATGAGGTTAGAAAAACGATGATACAAAAAGCCCTTAAGCAACAGTTTAATCCAGAATTTTTAAATAGAGTTGATGACGTTATTTTGTTCAATAAACTAAATGAAGATTCTTTAAAATCAATTATTAGTTTAGAAATTTCAAAATTAGCAAAACGATTAAACGACAAAAACTATAATATCAAATTTGACAATAGTGTAATTGAAGAGATTCTAAATAGAAATAAGCAAGAAGAATATGGTGCTAGACCTGTTAAAAGGATTATCCAATCTTTATGCGAAGATTATTTAAGCGATGAAATACTAAGAGGTACCATCAAAGAAAATAAAAACTACAAATTAGTTTATCGAAAAAACATGTTAGTTCTCGCTAAGATTTCTGATTAAATTTAATCCCGTGTCGATGGCTTTATTTAAGTCGTCGACACAAACATATTCTGAAGGTGAGTGCATATTATAATAGCCACAAGATAAATTAACACCATCAATATTAAATCGTTTTTTGATCATGTAAATGTCAGTATATGGGTGATTTCCATATACTGGTTCGTAATTGATTTCGTCAAATGTTTTCGAAACAACTTCAAAAAACTTACTGTCTCTATCAAACACCCTAACTCCGTTACATACTTCAGTAACTAATCTATTTCCAGGGCCATCATACGATACTACGTATTCTACATCATTGAAAAAATCAGCATCACATTTGCTCGAACCAATGCAACCAATTTCTTCAGATACGAAGAATGCCACTTTAATGTTCTCAACTCGTTTTAAAAGTTCTAAACATACGTAGATTCCGCATTTATCGTCACCACCACAGCCGGTCTCATTACCATCATCACCATAACCCTTTAAACATAATAGGGTCTCGTTTTGGTCATATTTTTGACCGTAGCAACTAGTTCTAGGTAACCAAACCTCACGAATATTAATTGTGGTTTTTTTATGTACAGTATCAATGTGAGCGCACACTAATGGTTTTTTAGAGGCGTCTCCTTTTGTCACAAAAATGTTACCATATTCATCGACATCGTACTCATAATCCATTTTGTCCAAATACTTGGACAAGAAAAAAACCATATCCCATTCATCAAATGTCTCAGAAGGTACTGATAATAAATCAGTTATAAGACCCATATTCACGTAATTTTCCATTTTTATATTATTTTAGAGTGCAAATATAGAATATTTTCTTGAAATTAATAAAAAAAACCAAACTTTTTGTTAAAATTTATATATTTATACTCTCAGAGGTTCTCTTTGCCGATTACCTTTTCGTTTTAAAATCAAGTGGGGTTGAACCCACCGAAAGACCTTAAACCCCGACATCCTTGTTGGGGTTTTTTTATTTCAAAAATTTTTCGTATATTTGGTTAATGAAAAAATACACGTATTTTCTAGTTGCGGTAATCACAATGACTATCGCATCTTGTGGCTCAGGATCTGCCACAACTGAACAAACAGATTCAACTACTGCTGTAGCGGTTGATAGTGGTGCTGTAAGTGGTAATGACACTACTGTAGCAAAAATTCCAACTGATTCTACAACAGTAAAATAAAGTGTTGGGCTGTAATGGCCCAACCTTTCTTATTTTGTAAATTTTAAATTATGGGAAAAGATACATGTGTTATGTGTGGTAAAGAAACGCCACATGATCTTGAAGATCATATAGACACAAGAACTGGTTACATCGAAGGTGCGGGACAATTATGTGAAAATTGTTATGAAAACATAAACGATAATGCACACATAACTATACCAAGAAAATACATTAACATGTATCCTAATAACGCTGAATTAGGTTCTGTTGTTAGAAAATTTTACTGGGATCATTATACTGATAAAAATTAATAATATGAAAGAAGTTTTAACAAAAATAAAATCGTCTAAAGCACTGGGACCAATTGTTGTTGGGTTTTTTTGTTTAATAGCACTTGAATATGCTATCTATCCACTCTTAACCGCTGCTAACACCATACGTAATATATTCGGCGGAGTTGCGGGTATTTTACTTGTGCTTATTTTATTTTATTATTTAAAGGTTGATGATTTTTTTCTAAAAATAGAAGAAAACCCAAAAAATAAAAAACCAAATCCTAAACAATTTGATGGTGTTAAAAGCGATGAACCTTTTGTAAAGACAAGAAAGAAATCAGTAACTAAAAAAACAAAATAATATGGAATCGTTTGAGGAAAGGTATGCGCGTCAGATGGAAGAGCGCGAGAAACAATTACAACAAAAAAAATTAGAACAACAATTAATATTTAAACAAATGACAAAATTAGTAAGTGCAGGTATCTTAGGTTTATTCCTATTAGTGTTTCTTTTTAAATCTTGCGAAAGGATTGACGCAGGACACGTAGGTGTTAAAGTTAACCTTTATGGTGATAATAAAGGTGTTAGTGATGTAACCGAAGTAACGGGTATGGTGTTTTATAACCCAATAACACACAATATCTACGAATTTCCAACATACATTCAACACAAAGAATATACTGGTGAAAATGCTTTTATTGTAAATTCAAAAGATGGTAGTGAATTTCATATTTCACCAATTATAAACTATTCAGTAAAAAGAGAAAAAGTCCCAGCAATATTCGCTAAGTACCGTAGAAGTTTAGGTGAGATTGAAGATGGTTTCTTGAAAACTAACATCTACGATGCATTCCGTATGACCGCAAATGCGTATACGGCCGAGGAATTAATTAGCAATCGCCAATTATTTGAAACAAAAGTTCGCCAAACATTAGATGCGAGTTTACTACCAGAAGGGTTTATAATTAATCAACTAACATCAAACTTAGTTTACCCCGAAACATTTAAGAAAGCGATCGAAGCCAAAAACAATGCAGTACAAGGTGCGTTGATGGCTGAAAATAAAGTTAAACAAGCGGAAGCAGAAGCAAAAATTAAAGTTGCAACAGCAGAAGGTAACGCACAAGCAATGCTAACTTCAGCAAAAGCAGAATCTGAAGCAAATAGATTAAAACAACAAACAATTACCCCTATGTTATTACAATTAGAGTGGATTAACAAATGGGACGGTAAATTACCTGTTTATGGTCAAGCACCAATGTTATACAAACCGGTAAACTAATAAACAATTTCGATTTTTGGACCAATATATTTATCTGTTATGGATGAAGTTTCATATAAAGGAGAATTAATATTACTTAGAGGTTTACCCGGTTCAGGGAAAACCACCCTAGCATCTGTAATATTATCAACACCAGGTGGGTCCGTTGATGTTATTTCGGCTGACGATTTTTTTGTTAACGAAAAAGGTGAATACCTGTTTGACGCCACTAAATTAAAAGAAGCACATAATTCATGTCAGGTTAGATGTGCCGAAAAAATGAAACTTGAAACATTTAAGATTGTTGTTGCAAATACGTTCACCCAAGAATGGGAAATGGCTGCGTATTATGAAATGGCTGAAAGATATGCTTATAGAGTATATAGCATCATCGTGGAAAATAGACACAATGGTTTAAACGTTCACGGAGTCCCAGAAGATAAAGTAAGTCAAATGAAAAATAGGTTTGAAATTAAACTTTAAATGAGTAAATTTATTAGTTCTTTCACCGAATCAGTAAAACCAAAACCTTCTATGAAGCCGCACTTTAACACACTTACACATCAATGGTCTTTTCACTTATTACCAACAATTGACATTTATTTGGAAACTCATTCGCCAAAATCTTTTGCAAATGGATTTGTTGGTTTATATTTGTCCCTCACTTGGTTTAAATGGTCAGTTATTACTGGCATATACCGAAGTATAAAATAATGTTAGAAATTTTAGAAAAATATCACCGAGATGGTTTGTTACATAAACAAACCCATCCAACTTTCGACTTAACTATTTGGAATTATACACCAAAAGTTCAATACGATAGATTGTGGGATGATATTACTATACAATGCCGTGGATTGGTTACTAATTCAAAAGGTGACATTGTTGCAAGACCATTTAAGAAATTCTTTAACTACGAAGAACATAAACCAGAAGACATACCAAATGAGGATTATGTTGTTTATGAAAAAATGGATGGATCGTTAGGTATTCTTTTTAATTATGAAAATGAGTGGGTATTAGCAACACGCGGATCTTTTACATCGCCACAAGCAATTAAAGGAAAAGAAATACTCGACAGACATGATATCAGTGCTTTAAGAAAAGACAATACATATTTGTTTGAAATTATCTACCCTGAAAATAGAATTGTTGTTGATTATGGTGATGAAGAAAAATTAGTTGTTCTTGGTGGTGTCCACACTGAAACTGGTGATGAAATACCAGATAGTAGTTTATTTTGGATGCAAGACGCTGGTTTTGAGGTTGTTACAACGTATAAAACTTGGGGCGAGGGATATGAACTATTACAAGAAGAAATCAGTAAAGATAGAGAAGGTTACGTAATCCGTTTTAAAAATGGTTTTCGTATGAAAATTAAAGGGGATGAATATAAACGGCTACATAAAATCTTAACAGGTATCTCCAATAGGGATATTTGGGAAATTTTAAAAGAAGGTAAGTCGTTTGATGAAATTCTCGATAAAGTTCCGGATGAATTTTATGATTGGGTTAAAGGAACCGCTCAAAATTTACAAAACCAATTTGACACAATTAAGGTTGATATAGAAAACGAGTTTAAAGAATTAGTGAACAAAAAAGAGTTCGCGGAAAAAATTAAAGACAACCCAAATAGGTCATTTCTTTTTAAAAGATTAGATTCATACTCAAGTCAATTAAATGAAATGATCTGGCATTCAATATACCCATCATACTCAAAGCCATTTAAAAATGAAAAGGACACGAAATAGCGGAAAAGTACCATTTATTACGGTACAGATCGAAAAAAAGAAATATCGGGATTTTAAACAACTTTACGACACAAATAAAGGTCAGATTTATGAAGGTGTTTTACAAATCTATAATGAGTTAAAAAACAGTAGAAAACGCAGTTTAACATTATTAGTGTCTACTGACATTGGTCCGCTATCATGGGATACCGAATTCATATTTAAAAAAGATGAATATGATATTCTCATGGAGCAGATATTACCGTATTATGAAGAATTAGAGGAATATGAAAGATGTGCTGAAATTAAAATTTTATATGAGGCCTTTGAAAAGAAATAAATTTTAAGTATATTAGATTAATGTAGAGATACATTTAGTTTCTTGCCAAAGAAAAACCCCCTGATTTCTATCCCGGGGGTTTGTTTTTTACATAATTTTCCTTATATTAATACTATGAAAATCCTTATTACTGGCGGTGCCGGATACCTAGGTTCTGTAATCACTAAAAAATTTCTAGATCTTGATCACAGTGTAACCGTTATTGATAGTTTGTTATTTAAACAATTATCCCCACTTCAATTCACCTATAATCCAAAATATAACTTTATCTATGGTGACGTTAGAAATGAAAATTTATTAAAACAACAAGTTGAGTTACATGATGTTATAATTCCGTTAGCAGCAATTGTTGGATTCCCAGCATGTAAAGCAGACCCAAAATTATCCTGGGAAGTTAACCATACTCAAATTAAAAATATACTTAATATCATATCTAAAGAACAAATGATATTATACCCAAACACAAATAGTGGGTATGGTATTGGTAAAGATGATAAATTTTGCACCGAAGAATCACCATTAAATCCAATATCTGTTTATGGCGAAAGTAAATGTGAATCAGAAAGAATTTTATTAGAACACACTAATGCAGTATGTTTTAGGTTAGCCACAGTGTTCGGATCGTCACCTAGAATGAGAACAGATTTATTGGTAAATGAGTTTGTGTACAAAGCAATGACCGATAAATACATAACCGTATTTGAGAAAAACTTTAAAAGAAATTTTATACATATTCAAGATGTTGCAAATGTATTTTCTTTTTCTTTAGAGAATTATTCTGCAATGAATAGTAATGTATACAATGTCGGGTTAAGTGACGCAAATTTATCAAAACAAGAATTGTTAGAAAAAATAAAACAATTTATACCAGATTTTGCTATTACCTATTCGGATTTCTATGAAGATCCAGATAAAAGAGATTATATCGTATCGAACGAAAAAATTGAAAAAACTGGATGGGAACCAAAGTGGTCGTTAGACGACGGCATAAAAGAACTAATGAAAACATATCAGGTTTTAATTCCTAGAATGACATCTGAATTTAGAAATGGATTTCCTTTAGGTTACGCACAAAATTTTTAATATGGACTTTTCAAAATACAAACTTTTTTATGTTAATGGATCGTCAAATGTTGTAGGTGGTGGGTTAGAAGAACCAGAAATTAGACCAGATAGTTTTAGACCTGTATATGAAAAATTATACGGAGTTACATGGAAAAATAGGGAGGAGGTTAATTTTGCTAAGAGATTATCCGATATAATTGGTGTTAAACATATAAATGATGGAGAATGTGGTGGTGGATCTGAAAGAGTAGTTAGAAGGTCGTATGAATTTTTAGACAAATATTGGCACATTAAAGATAAAATTTTTTTAATTTTAGAAAAGCCGCATCCAGATAGGTGCGACGTATTTTATTCTAAAAATAAAGAATATTATATTGTTAATACAAAGAAAGAAAATAATGAACGTTATTTTCATTATGCCACTAGAAGATATTACGATGATAACAAACATAAAGAAGATGTTTTAAACCAAAATGTTTTTAATGATTGGTTTAATAATCACTTTGATTTTGAAGAGGCGGTAAAAAAAGACGATTATCTATTTACTGGCCTATACTCTTTTTGTAAGTTAAATAACGTTAAAATATTTTTAATGGGTTACAACGAACTATATTTTCCAAATTGTTATGATAAAAAAGATATTATTACTTTTGAAAATGATGATAGACCATGCAGTGTTAACGGATGGTGTAATGATAATAATTTAACAATAAATGGCGAACTCAAACATGACTACAAAGATTCTCACCCAGGATATTTTGGCCATATGGAGTATGCTAAAAAATTATCAAAATTTTTAGAAAATTATGAATAATAAATGGGATGATTTTATTGAAACCCCCTAAAGTAAATTTGGATACGAGGTACCTACCTTCACACCCTCGATTTATAGAGAATATAGAGGAGAGATCTTCACAACATTTCATAGTGAGCAACATCCTGTGATGAGGCATATACATTATGATAAATCTGAAATTAGCATCCATGGAAGATTTTCAAAATCGTACAAAGGTGTACTAAGAGGATTACACTACGATAATAAAACATGGAAGTTAGTTCAAGCCGCCGTAGGTGACATCTATTTGGTTGTGCTAGATATGAGAAAAAACTCATCAACATTTGGTGAGTGGGAGTCGTTTATGATAACAGAGAAAGATAGAAATCAAGTACTTGTTCCCCCAGGATTTGCAAATGGGCACTATGCTTTAACCGATTGCATGTTTCACTATAATTTATTCTATAAAGATAATTACGTTGATGCCGATGAACAGGGAGTTGTCAAGTGGAACGATCCAGAATACCAAATGGAATGGCCAACAAATAATCCGATATTACAAAAAAGAGACAGATGATAAAAAATTTAGAAGATAATTTACCAATTGTTAGAGAAATCGAACAAACCGAAGACGATTTAATTGCATTTGAAAAACTAATCGCAGGTCATTGGGAAAATGGTAAAGTTAGAGGACCAATACATCTAAGTGGCGGTAATGAAACAAACTTAATTGAAATTTTTAAAAGAATAAAAACATCCGATTGGGTATTTTCAACATGGAGATCACATTATCACGCATTACTTAAAGGCGTTTGTCCGGTTTGGTTGGAAGAAGAAATATTAAATGGTAGATCAATAACCATCGTTTCTAAAGATGATAAATTTTACTCGTCTGCTATTGTTGGAGCAATTATACCAATCGCAACTGGTGTCGCTTTGGCGAACAAAAGAGACGGTAAAACAGACACTGTCTGGTGTTTTATTGGCGACATGGCATTTGAAACTGGTGGTTTTTATGAAATGCACAAATATGCAAGAAACAATAATTTACCTATAAGATTTATTATAGAAGATAACGGAGTTTCAACAAACACCCCAACTATCGAAACGTGGGGAGGAATAAAAAGAGAAGTACCAAATGATGTTATTTGGTACGATTACAAAAAAGAGTGGCCGCACTACGGAACAGGTAAATGGGTAATTTTTTAAATTTAGTTTTTGATGATTGGTTGAACGAAGAAACTCCAAAACCAAATTGCAATAACGTAAACGATAAATTTCAGAGAACATGTTCAATATTACCAGAGGTAATGTTGAATAATAATAATTTATATAACATAAAAAAACATACGTTAGATTATGTAAACGAAAACGAATATTTTTATTATGTAATATCACATGTATGCGCCTTATCTTTTTTCTACAATGAAAACGATTGGGCTATACCATTAAATGTAGAAGAGAAAATAAGAAACAATGGACTACGTGTTATTTTTCTAAGCGAACATGAAAGTTTTATGGATGTTGAAGAACAATTAAACACACTGAAAAATTTAATTATAAAAAAGAATTTAAATCAAGAACAATTTTACATAATTAATAACAACTCTAGATTAGAGGAATATAAAGTAAAATTAGATTTAAATATTAATATTTTCAAGTGCAACTATCTATTAGAATTAACCAGTTTGATTTGTAGAAGAATTAACAGTACCGAAATTAATTATGATAAAAAATTTCTTTTTTTATGTCAAAATAGAAGACCAAAAACACATCGAATAGCATTATTAACCTTATTAAAAAATAATGGACATTTAGATATACCAGATTTGATTGACTGGTCTCTACCGTATGGTCATCAAGAACACCCGGATTTGGTTACGTTTAAAAGAGAAAATTTTATTGATGGATTAACCGGGGAAAACATGCTTGAGGATTATGAATTTATATGTAAAAATAAAAAATTAAGTTATTTCGAACAAGAAAAGGACTGGTTTGAAACGCCGGAAAAATATGAATGTAACCATGTTGAAATAACTACGCATAAAAATAGTTACATAAACATTATCACAGAGTCACATTTTGAGATAAATGAAACACATTTAACAGAAAAAACATACAAACCTTTCGCTTATTATCAGATACCACTATTTTTAGCAAGTTATAAACATGTTGATGACGTAAGAAAAAGACACGATTTATTTCTTTTTGATGATCTAATTAATCATGATTATGACAATGAAATAAATAATAAACAAAGATTAATTAAGGTTTATCAAGAAATAGATAGATTATCAAAAATAAAAAATGAAGTAATACAATATTATAAAGATAATCATAAAAAATTAAAACATAATTCTGATTACATCAAATACTATGGTTTGAGCCAAAACATGGATTTTTATTTCTCAAAATTAATTGGTAATTCATTTAGAAATAAATTTATTTAATGAAATTTTATTACGAAAATTCTGATTTTGAAAATGTTCCTAATGGTGGGTTTAGAAAAATATGTGCACCAAGTAGTTTAGATTGGGTATATGGTTGGAAAAATCCAATCTTAGAGATAAATAACTATGAACCAATAATATGGAATTTCAGTGTAACTTGTGAACTAAGGGTTGATGTGTTAAATAATAATATTGAATATTTTAATAATGTTTTTAAAACCGTAAAAGAAAACCCAAATGTTAGATTAGTTTTTTCCAGTTTTCAAGAAGGCCATTATCAATATTCATTTATATTGAAATTACTAGAACTAAAAAATAAATTTTCATTAAATAAAGAACAAATTACTGTTATTACAATAAATAAAATTTGTTTAAACTATAGCCACGAATTAAATATTATATATAAACCATTTTTATTGGGTTACTTATCTAGTGATTATTCCAAAGTTAAAGATTCACCTTTTTTACATAATGAGAACAAGATGGGTGTGTGCACTACTGATGAATATTTAACTGAACCTAAAACTAATTTTTTTTTATGTTATAGTAAAAACAGCACTAGAGACCATCGAATAAAAACAATTTTATGGCTAATTAAAAATGATTTAATTAAAGACACTTTACTCTCCACGTTAATAAAAGACGAACATCGAAGATTTTATAATTCAACAGAAGATGAATTAAATGGTTTATCAAATTATTTTGAAGATTTTTTAAAAATGGGTTACAATGTTTTAGATTGGGATTTTACCAAAGACGGGAATAATGAGTTTAGTTACCTAAGATATAATACCGTTTCCCATTATTCTAGTACAATTTTTAATATTGTCCTAGAAACCACATTTGAAGAAAATAGTTTAAATTTAACTGAGAAGAGTTTTAAACCATTAGCAAACTGCCAACCGTTTTTAATAATTGGTGATCCATTTGCTAATAAAACATTATTAGATTTTGGTTTTGATTTATATGAGGATTTAATCGACTACTCATTTGACGAAATAAAAGATAATGATAAAAGATTAAATGCGGTTTTTAAAGAAATTAAAAGAATTAAAAATTTAGGTGAAAAGCATTTAATTGATTGGTATATTAAAAATAAAGAAAAGATCGAAAAAAATAAAAATACACTATTCACTTTTTCATATAATAAAATGGTCGACGAAGTGATTTTAGAATTAAAAGAATTAACACAATGAAAAGAATATTAATAACCGGATCTTCCGGTCTTGTTGGTACACATTTAGTAAATAAATGTTTGGAAAAGGGTTATACCGTTTACGGGGTAGACATCAAAGACCCAGTAAACAGTGTTGAACATGAAAATTTTACGTTTATTAACTCGAATTTAATAAATGAACAAAATTTAAAAACTGTTTTTGATGTTTCAAACCCTGATGTTGTTTTGAATACTTTTGGTGTAAAAGGTTCACCTATAAGAGCAAAAACAAAACCAGTGGATTTTTTATACCCATCATTTAAGATCAACACAGAATTGATTGACTTGTGCGCTAAAAAAAATATATGGCTTGTTTTTGTTAGTTCTGTTGGTGTTTATTCTCCCGCCGAAAAATTTGTTGAGGGAGATGTCTGGAATACATTACCATCACAATCGGACTGGTTTCCATCATGGTCTAAACGAATGGGAGAAATGCTGTTAGACGCATACAAAGTACAATATGATTATAACAAATGGTCAATAATTAGACCGGCGAATATATTCGGTGAATACGATGATTTTAGTGGTAATGGCACGGTAATCGCTACGATGGTTAAAAAAATATACGAATCTAATGGTGAAATTGATGCTTGGGGCGATGGGTCACCGATAAGAGATTTTGTTTACGCAGGAGACGTGGCTGACGCTATAGTACATTTATTTGAAAATGATATAAATGACATCGTTAATTTTGGATCAGGTGTCGAAGTGTCAATAAAGGATCTGGTTAGCCAAATAATTGAAATTAGCGGTAAAGACATAATAGTTAATTGGGACATCACAAAACCGAACGGAGACCTTAGAAGATTAATGGATGTTGATAAACAGAAAAAATACGGTATATTACCTAAAACTAAATTTATTGATGCGATAAGTATGGTTTACAAACACTATATAAAAAACCAATAATATCTTGTATTTTAAGTCAAAAATGATTATATTAGACCAATGATTAAAAAAGATAGTAGAATACTAATTACCGGTGGTTCTGGGTTAGTAGGACAAAATTTAACCGAAAGATTAATTAAAGAAGGTTATACTGATTTGAGGGTAAACCTTCATATAAGAGGTGTAAGAAAAGTTCATGATAATGTTAATTACACTTATCATGATTTACAAACTTACGATGGTTGTAAAATAGCAACAGTAGATGTCGATGTTGTATTTCATTGCGCCGCTAGCACATCAAATGCTGTCGACACTGTCGTTGATCCACTGGCTCACGTCACACCAAATGTTGCAATGAATAATTTTTTAATTGACGCTGCTTGGAGAAATAACGTGAAACATTATATATTCATATCATCTAATACGGTGTATCCACCAAAAGGCGATGTGCCTGTTATTGAAACCGATTTCTTGTTTGATGAACCATACCCTGTCTACTTTCCAGTTGGTTGGATGAAGCGATACGCTGAGGTTCAGTGCGAACTATATGCGAAATACCTACCTAGGACAATGAAATGCACAGTAGTTAGACCCGCAAATTTATTTGGTTCACATGATAAATACGATTTTAATAAATGTCATGTAACACCAGCAACAATACGTAAAGTAGCAGATAAAATGGACCCAATACCTATTTGGGGTGATGGTAGTGAATTAAGGGATTTACTATATATTGAAGATTTTGTTGAAGCCCTTCAAATCATAATGGAGAAAGAAACCGAAATGTTTGAGGTTTATAATGTTGGATCTAATAAAGTTTTTTCCGTCTTGGAAGTTTTAGAAATGATGAAAGCAATTGCTGACCATGACGCGCCGAATGAATTTATTAAAGGTAAACCATCAATGATTCCAACTAGAAAAATTGATTCAAATAAGATTAAAAATAAATTAGGTTGGGAAGCAAAAACACCAATTACTGTTGGTTTAATGAATGCTTACAATTGGTACTTAGAAAACAAAAAAGAATTTAATATATGAACGGATTAATTTTTGGTGGTGATTCATTTACTTGGGGCCAAGGGTTATATTACTATTCTAACCTACCTAACATTAAACGACCGCCTAGAAACCAATTTAAACAAGATTATGTTACTAAAGCACAAAGGGAATATAAGGATGCTAATAGATTCGCTAGAATCGTTGCAAGTTATTTTAAAACCTTTGAAATAACTAGACAAGAAAATGGCGGTAGTGATTATGATGTATTTAAGTTTTTAGATAATACTTTTCAGGATTTTGAAAAAGAAGAGATTAGTTATTTTATTTTTCAAACCACACAATCCTTTAGGAGCCCATTTACTTTTACATATAAAGGTAGAGAATATTCATTACATATTAATACGTATATGGGTTTAGAGGATAAAGATAGTGAAGCATTTTATGGTTGGTTAAAAGAAAATGAATACGATTTCGCAACATTTAGATTATTACATAAAAAACAAATCGTTGAAAAAATAAAAAATAAATTTGTTGAACTAGAGAACTCAAAAATCAAATGTAGATTACTTTTTTGGACCAACGACTATCTTGATTTAATAAACGACGACCCATTTCTAAGTGGAAAAATAATCGGGATAAATTATCAAAATGAATGTTATCTATCAATAGATGATCTTATGAAAGCATTTCCGAATTTTTGTATCGAATCAGATTTGGAGTATTTTAAAGAAAACCCTCCGCCAGATAGTCACATGACACTTGAAGCACATAAAATAGTCGCAGATAATATAATTGAAAGATTAAAAGTAGAACAACAATAATGAGCGCACCACAATACACACCATACAAGGATGCATTAACCAAGTCGATGACTTATCTTGGCCAACAAGATAACACCGTTTTTATAGGTCAGCAATTGCTTTGGCACGGTAATCCTATGAGCACAACTATAGGAGAAGTCCCTAAAGATAAATGCATCGAATTACCTGTAATGGAAGAATCTCAAATGGGGATGTCGTTAGGTATGGCTATGGTTGGAAAATTCGTAATCACCTTTTACCCTCGTTGGGATTTCTTAATTTGTGCAACAAACCAATTAGTTAATCACGTAGATAAGATTGGTTTGATGAGTCGAGGTAATTGGAACCCTAACATGATTATTCGTTTAGGTAAAGGTTCAGATAAACCATTAGATCCAGGTCACCAACATAGAGGTAATTACATTGAAGAATTTAAATCGATGTGTCCTAATATTAATTTTATTGATTTAAAGAACTGGTCATCAATTGAATCCCACTATAAAAATGCTTATGAAAAAGGTGGTATTCATGTTATTGTCGAATATCCGGAACTATATTATGAAGCATAAAAAAAGGGACTTAATGTCCCTTTTTATTTATCCTTCCATTTCTTCATCTCTCTTTGGCCAACTAACTTCCCAATCTTTAAAGTCGGCAGCGATACAATCAATTTTATAATCTCTCCTACCACCTACAACTTCTTGTATTTTATTCTTTGCAGTATTTCTAATACCATTTATTCCGTGAGTTAGCGCTAGCATATTCGGGCCAGAAATACCACTTCTAACATTGGTTTCATTATACCAAATATGTGCGTTCATTTGTGCACAAACAATTACTGCTCTTAATAATTCTGCTGTTATAACAACATCTTTTTCATTCATTATTAATTGAATGTCGTGAACTATATCAGAAATTTCTTGTGCGTATTCTGATTTATGTTCAGGAATTTTAACTTCTTTTAATTGTACAATAGATAATCTATCTATTAACTCTGATAATGTTGGTAAAAATTTTCTTTCTTTCATATTGTGTCTCCTTTATATATTCTGTAACTATCTTCATCAAAATGTGTTGTAGACACCTCAAAAATTTCACCGTCAGTTAACGCTATTAACTGATGTGGTTGACCTGGTCTTTGTCTAACAACATCACCCTCTTTTAAATGTGTTTCATGGGTAACACCAACCGCAGTATCAATAAATCTATATGTGAATTCACCTTTATTAACATACCATGTTTCATCTTTTAATAAATGATAATGCATTGAAAATTTACAACCCGATTTAAAAACTAAAACCTTCCCACAATACATTTCGTTATTTTCAATGATTAATTCGTAACCCCACCCTTTTGGGATTTTGCAACATTCAGTAACGACTGGTTTTTGTAATATCATTTTTACATTTATGAATTAACTCGGTTGTTGAATAACCATTTATTTTATTAAAATATACAATTTCTTTAGCATATTCTGAACCTATTATTTGTTTACCCATATAATCATCGCCAATGACAAAATAATCTGGATTATAATCTTTAATTAAATTAGCAAGTTCCAAATCTGAATTAAAAGATACAACAGAATCAACACCAGAGATAAATGATATAAACTCCATGCGATCATGTAACCCATTGAGCGGTCTAGATATTCCTTTTTTCTCACGAATTCTTTCATCCGAGTCCAATCCCACTCGAATAGTACCATAGGATTTAGCAAAATTGATAAGCCGTACATGACCAATATGTAAAATATCAAATGATCCATTTACCCAAACTTTTTTCATAGAGTACTAACTCCTCTTTTTTGTATAACAGTACTAGCGCATTTATTTGCAAATCTTAAAGAAACAGACATATCTAACGTCTTTACATATGAACATGCAAATGCAGCCATAAACGTATCACCAGCACCGCTTATATCCCTAACATCTAAATTACTTTCAACAGGATAAATAAATTCATTATATAAACACCCTTTACTAGATTTTGTGATTATTAGTTTTTCTTTCCAATAAGAGTAATCAAGTCCCGCTTTTTCACAATTAGTCCATTCTAATTCATTTATCTTAATAAATGTGAAATTATCTGCCCATTTACCCAAAATTTTCTTAGTGTCTAAGAATGTTAAATCGTGTGATCTAGATATGTTCATTAGATCGTTAACAGTTAAAAAACCTTTATCGTAATCAGCAACAACAACCGCATCATATTTTTCAAAATCAACATTATGTATGTTAAAACTGTTTTCAACAATATCGTTCTCATCGACCCTAACAATTAGATGATTTGATTTTTCTTCAACATATCTTGTTTTAGTTATTGTTTCATGATTTGTTATAATATCAACATTGTCAATGTTCAAAGATAATAAATTCTGATAAACATTTCCTGCCATACCCTTATTTTCAACCTTGTTAATTGGTTTAAAAATTGGTACAGGACCCTCTGGACAAATTCTATCACAGGTACCATAAATAAAAACATCGGTACAAGTATCTCCGATTACTAAAATATTCATGGTATTAATATACCATATTTTTCTTACAAAATCAACCTAGAACCAATCAAAAAGTTATGCAAAATTGGGGTTTCTTTTGCTGTTGATCCACTAAATTTATAATTGAAACCAAAACCAAATCTTTTACTTATTTTGTAATCTACAGAAGTACCCAATAAAAACCCAGCATGTCTATTAACCATTGTATTACCGGTAAAAGTGTTATACGATAACGGAGAAGTCATTATAAAAACCTGTGGTGATAATGTTATTTTTTTTGAATACTGATATGGCTTTGTCCAAAACACAACCGCCGAAGTGATTAAACTATAATCATATTTCTGAACTACGCTTTTAGTCATTAGGTTTACCATACCAATATTATACCCATATGTACCAAATTTTGGATTTGGTTTAATACAGGTGTAACCAAGTAATCCCATAAAATTACCATCAAGATACGCCGCTGTTGCGGAATAAGAATGTATGCTATTTAAAGAACCGTTTTTAAATTTCATTTTAGTATAACCACCACTAAAAGCAAACTGTCTTAGATTACTCCAAATTAATGCCGTCCCACTAAAACTCTCATCTCCAGCCATTGATGATTTACTAATACCCAAAGATATAACAACGTTATATTTTCTATCTGCACCTTGCGCTCCAGTTAAATCTGACGCGAATAACATTGGATTTGTTGAAAGTTGTTTTTTCTTTTCTTCTTTTTTCTTTTCTTCCTTTTTCTCCTCTTTTTTTTCTTCCTTGCTTTCCTCTTTTTTCTCTTCCTTACTCTCCTCTTTCTTTTCTTCAGATTTAGTTTCTTCTTTCTTTTCTTCGCTCTTACTTTCGGATTTAGATTCAGATTTTGACTCTTCAGATTTAGATTCAGATTTAGATGAACTAGATGAACTAGATGAACTACCTTCTGATTTACTTTCTGATGACGAACTAGACGATCCAGATGAACTACCTTGACTTGATGATGAACTAGCGGCCGATGATCCAGTAGAAGAAGCGGCGCTAGATGACGAACTTGCCGCACTACTAGCGGAAGAACTTGCTGTTGAACTAGCCGAAGAACTTGCAGCACTACTTGCTGCAGCCGACGCCGCTGAACTTGCTGCAGCCGACGCTGCTTGTGATGCCGCTTGCGATACCGCCGCAGTTACAGTTTGTTGAACAACTTGACTGGTCGGGCATGCCCTTGTACTATATTCATTGTATGTTGTTTGTAGCCAAGTTTGTAATTGACCAGTTTGCACCTGAATTGGTGTAAATGTTTTTATTTGGTTGTAAAAAGAAACAACAGCATTGCCATTAACATATGTTGTCGTTGCTATTTTTGTTTCGCCAGTACATTTATCAATAAATGTTTGTGTATAAATTTGACCAGATGATTTAAAACCAATGAAACAAAATATTAATAAAAATATAATATATTTTTTCATTATTTGTTATTCAGACCAATCGATATTTGATTAAAATTTCTTATTGGGTCTCTTTCTAGTTTTAATGTGATGAATTTAATGTCTCTTATTATACCGAATTTAAATGTTGTAAAATTTGAGTTTGATTTAGGGAATGATATACCCCCAAGAGCATCTCTACCTTGGTATCTAATATTCTCATTACCAAACCCAATCATTCCGTGAACACCTAATTTACCAAATCTTTTACCACCACCTAGGTATAATGTACCTTGTTTAATAAAGTCATTCTTACTAAGTGGAAAATCAACCAAATCAATTCTACCATATGGGTAATATTGATTTTGATCAACGTCATAAGACATTGTATAATCTAAAATAAAATAACCTTTCTTTCTTCCTATCACACCCCAAAAAGATGCTTGCTTATTATTGGTATGACCAACACCAAAAGAAGTGTAAGGTGATTCTTTTCTAATAGTGTCTCTTCTACCATTCTCGTATACATGTATTATACTTCTTTGTCTCCATCCAAGATCATCATACCAGATATATGGAAATGGTTGATACCAACCCCAGTTTCCCCAATAATACCCAAATTGATTAGGCCTACCCCAATTTTGAATTCTAACCCTTCCACGAGGATCTGGTTGCGATTGTCTAGGTGGATCGTTTCTCCATCTACTTACATCATTTCGTTGAGGAACGCTCGGTGTTATTCTTGGTGTTTCCACCTTTGTTTGTGGTTGTGGAGGATTACTTCTCCAATTACTAACTTGAGCGTTTAACATAATAGCACAGATTAGTATTAACAATAATGTTAATCCAACAACTAATAAAACTTTTTTCATATTGTTTCAGTTAAAATTGTGGTTAATAAATAACCTGTTATTTTGTGTAGATTCCCTTCTTGATCATTCTATCAAGAATTCTTGCACACGCAATATCCAACGCCTTTTTAGTTGCAATAGATATTGTTGATTGATTAAATTTAACAGGGT